GCGCGCGCGATCTCGTCGCGCACGATCCGGGTTTGGTCATCCGCGGCGACGGCGGGGATCGTAACGGCGACCTTCCACTTGCGGGCGACCTCGACCGGGGCTGGCGCATCGGGCACCGTGACGCCAAAGCGCTTGACGGCGGCGGCGCTCACGAGCCCCTTGCGGACGGCGGTGATGATCGCGTCCTGATTGGCGGGGATCGACACGACCGACACCTCCAGCAACTTCCACTTGCCGTAGACGCGGCGCACGCCCTCGCCGAAGCGCTCGGTGTCCGCCTTGCTGGCAGGGCGCGCCTCCGTGCCGAGGAAGCCGATGGACATCGTGTTGAGCGCGCCAAAGTCGAGCAGCGCCGCCACGGTGTCCGGAAGCCAGTCGCCCGTATGACCTTCCGGGCGTGGCGCGAGCGCGAACTCCGCCTCGATCGCGCGGTCGCCGCGCTTCATCTTCAGCATCTTGCCGATGGGCTTCAGCGTGTCGTGCTCGTAGAGGAGCACGGGGTTCCTCTCGTAGTCCTTGCTGTTCATCCCGGCGGGGATCACGACCTCGCCGTCGCGGTCCACGCTGTCGGTGGTGATCGTCGCCGTGAAGGTGCGCGCCTTGCCGGCGCTCTTGCGGATGGAAGCGGATAGGTGCTTGGTCAGGCTCATGGCAGGAACTTTGGGTCGATCTCGGCGATCATGGCGCAACGGCAGTTGGGATGGAGCGGAGGCCCGTCGACATTACGATAGGAGAAGCCCATGAGGCTCCCGAGCGCGCCCTCGAGGCTGTCCCCGATGTCGTAGAACGACTCTCCTAGCGGGATCGGGTTGTCGCCGTACTCGTCGGCTGCCGCCTCGCAGAACTCGCAGGCGTCCGGCGACAGCACCCATCGCTTGCCGACGACGACACCCGTCTCCTTCCACGCCTCGACCTGCCCTTCGGTGTAGGCGTAAGCGCTCTCGGTGCGCGCGATCATCTCGGCGCGCGACCTGTCGAAGCCGAACTCGCCGATGCCTCGCGCGATGTCCCGGATCGGGAGTCCCTCCTCGATGCCGCTGGCGATGACGTTCGACACGCGGTCGGCGACCCCGCCCCAGACCGTCTCGGCCATCCGCGCAGCCGATGATCGCGCGGCATTGACCGCAAGCGGGTTGGCGGTGAAGATCCCGGCCGCTGGGTCGGCGAACCTGACCATCGACTCGAGCTCGAGGATCTGCTTCGGGAGTGAGGAGATCGCGGCAGAGGCTCCGGCATTCGCCATGAGCGTCGCGTACGGCATCGCCGCCCCTCGCACCGCCTCGGTCACGGTCGGACCGAGGAACCGCGCGCGCGACATCGTCTCGTCAATGAGCCGCCTCGGATCGCCTCGGTATCCGCGAACGAACGACTGCAGCTCGGACACTTCCGGTCCGATCATCGCCTCGATCGCCTCCACGAACGCGCGCAGTTCCCTCGCCTCCACATCCCGCAGCGGCTCGTCAAGCGCCTTCGTCCTGATGCGCTGCCCGTCAGCCGTGAACGGGAGCCACGGCATCTCCGCGTCAGGGTCGATGCACCGCGCCGCAGGCGAGCGCGCCAAGGCCTTCGCCGCACGCAGGATGATGCGCTCGCGGCTGCACATCAGGCGTCAGGCTCGCCGTCCCAGACCCACAGGCAGGTCGCCTCGTCCAGCACCGCGTCGGGGTGCGGCTTGGGCGGAATGAATGCATCGCGCTGCGCGTCGTAGGTGTAGCCGACGCCCGCGTAGTTGTAGCGCAAAGCCTTGCTCTGATCGGCGCTCGGCTCGCCCGTGTGCGGGTCGTAGTGGACGCCGCCGCGGGTGTTGTAGGAAGTCTGCACCCAGAGCGCGGAGTCGGGCAGCGTGTCGATGAACGGCTGCTCTGCGACGATGACGCGATCGACCTTGCCCGTGACGTTGACTCGTGCGAAGTGTCCCATGTGTGTCCTTATGCGACGAGCGCGAACGTGCCGGAAGTCGTAAAGGTGTGGATCGTGTAGCCACCGCTGCTGCTGACCGTGCCGCCCGTGGCGCGCTGCGCGCCGAGGTAGCGCACGATGACGATGCCGGAGCCGCCAGACTGTCCTCCGCGTGCGGTCGTAGAGCCAGACACCACAGACCGTGATCCTCCACCACCGCCGCCTCCCGTGTTGACAGTTCCTGCTACGGCAAGGCTTGCGCGATTGGCTCCAGCGCCACCTCCGCCAACTCCTCCGACACCACCGGGCAAGTCGGGTTGATCGTTGAAGAATCCGTATCCGCCACCACCGCCGCCTGCATAGTCAGCGGCGCTTCCGGTAATGCTGCTTGACGATCCCGCGCCACCAGCGCCGCCGCTGACGGCAAAGTCTCCCGCCGTTCCTGCCGCAGATGCACCACCGCCGCCACCGCCAGCAAGCCGTTGGTCTACATTGAACGTGCCATCAAATGTGCCATCGCCGCCATCATTTCCTTGCGATGGCACTGTGGCTGGAGTGTTTCCATCGCCACCGCCACCAGCAGCAGTCCCATCCAGTCCACCTGCGCCGCCACCAGATCCGCCAGAACCTGCCGCAATTGTAGTGTTCCGCCGTGACCCAAACCCGCCGCCAGTTGACACGATGGTCGCAAACGTTGAATCGGTGCCTTTGACGCCGGGATTACTGCTTGATCCTCCTGCGCCGCCGCCGCCGATTGTGACGGTATATGAAGTGCCGCTTGAAAGTGACAGCAGCGAACTGCCAACATTGGTTCGGAATCCTCCTGCGCCGCCACCGCCGCCACTGCCGCTTGAATCGCCGCCACCGCCGCCGCCACCGCCCACGACGAGGTACTCGACCTCCAGCGTTTCGGGCTGGAACGTCTGCCACGCCGTGCCGTTGTAGTACTCAAGCCTGCTGCTTGTGCTGTTGTGCCGGATCATGCCTGCCGCAGGCGTGCCGGGTCGTTGCGCGATCGTGCCGCTAGGAATCGTAATCGCGCCCGTGCTGGTGAACGTCGCATTGCCCGCCACGTTGACCGCGCCAGCGATGCCGACTCCACCCGCCACGACGAGCGCGCCGCTGTACTCGTCCGTGCTTGCGGTCGTGCTTTCGATGCTGACCGCGCTCTTGGCCGTCAGCGGTCCCGCGACGATGAGGAGACCATCGGTCCCCGGTGGCGGGTCAGGCGCAGGGCTGATCGTGCCGAGGAACAGGTTCTTCTGCGCGGTGATCGTGCCTTGCGCGACGATGTTGCCCGTCACGGCGACATCGCCACCGACCGAGAGATCGTCCGCAATCGTCACATCGTCGCCGAGCGTGAAGTCGCCCGCGACTACGAGATCGCCCTTGAGCGTGGTCTTGCCGCGCACGGACAGCGACTCGAACTCGGGATTGACGAGGACCGCACCGCCGCCTGCGGGTCCGCGAGGACCGCGAGGACCGGGCTTGCCGGGTTCCCCGGGATCGCCTTTCTCGCCTCGCTCGCCCGGTGCGCCGTCCGCGCCGTCGCGCCCGTCCTTGCCGTCGATGCCGTCGCGCCCGTCGCGTCCGGGCGGACCTGCGGGTCCGGGCGGACCTTGAGGACCGACCTTCACAGCCTCAAGCGCCTTGAGCGTGCTGGCGGCGTCCTCGCGTGCGCTCTCCGCATCGCGCTGCGCGGCAGCAGCTCGGTCCGCCGCTTTCTTGGCGAGCGCGGCGATCACGACATTGGGCGGCAGGTCAGGCATCGGTGGGCTCGGTCACCTCGACGGGAGCGGGGTGCGCAGCCTCGTAGGCGGCGACACAAGCGGGCGTGTGGACTGCGGCGCAGATCGCCTGCACGCGCTCATCCTCGCCGCTGTAGTCCTGTCCGGGCGCGACTACGTGGCGGTGGAAGGACTGCGAGAGGACCGCGCCGTCCTCCATGATGCGCGTGGCGGTGCGCACCTGCACGCAGCCGTTCTCTAGGACTTCGATCTTGTCAACGATGGTGGTCTTGGTGAGCATGGTTAGGTTGTGAAGTAGGTGACGGAAATGTTGAGGCGATTTTGGTCTGCGGTTGCCCCGGTCGTGAGATCGGCTACAGCCAAACCAGATGACACGCCATCGACGGCAGCGCGCTTGAATAGCTCAAGCGTCGACTGATTTTCCCGAATGGCAAGCGCGTCTGGGAAGTCCACGAATCCTTCTGCCCTTCCGATCACACCTGCACTTGCTGTAGCGGCATTTGACGTAAACGGCAGTCCGGCGATTCGCACAGTGCCTGACGCTCCCGTGGCGTCCACATTGTCTGTACGCAACCATGCAGTGACGGTGACTTGCCGACCGATCTTGGTATACTGGGCGGCAACGACATCCATTGTCATCGTGGCAAACGATCCTCCCGTGGACTCGTATACAGGCGTCCACGTTCCCTCCTCGTAGTCATCAAGCAGTTCGCTCGTTCCTGTGCCTGCGGTCGCGCTGAAGTCGATGCCGTTGCCGCTCGTCCCGAGGATCAGGTTGCCGTTGGAGAGCGTGAGGTTGCCGCCGGGGATGAACGTACCCGTCGTGCTGCTGTTGCCGAGTGTCGTGGTGTTGGAGCCGTTGCCGATGGCACTTGTGCCAATGACGATCTGGTTGGTCTGCGTATTGCCACCGGGACGCGCATCGCGCCCAATGATGACCGAACTCGTGACCGATGTGCAGTTGTCAGATACCGTGGAGCCTGATCCGAAGAATCGCGCAGCGCGTTCCCCGATGATTGTCGAGGATGTCGTAGTTGTTGCGTTCAACGCCGCAATATTGCCGATTATGACGCATGATCCAGAGGTATCCACGCGTCCAGCCTCGTTGCCGATGTAGGTTGCGCTGCCATTTGTAGTGATTGCAGAGCCAGCGCCGCGACCGACTGCGGTGTTGTTCTGGCCTGTCGCAAGGGTCAAGGCATCAGCGCCCACTGCCGTGCATCCGAAATTGTTGTTTGACGCAAGCGCGTTTGCGCCTACCGCAGTCATCGCAAGACTTACCGTTCCGCCTGTCGCCATCGCTGCGCCAGCGTTCGATCCGATGCAGGTATGGTTGCCGACCGTGGACAGGTTCACGCCTGCGCCAGCGCCAAGCACCGTGTTCGTCGTGACAGAATTTGCGTTGGGGATGCTGGTAATTCCACCTTTGAACGTCGCCGCGCCGTCGATGTTGACTGTGCCGTTGAAGTCGGCTGCGCCGCCCACCGTCAGCGTGTCAGCGACCGTCACATCGTCGCCGAGCGTGAAGTCGCCGTTCACGGTCAGGTTGCCCTTGAGCGTCGTGTTCCCGCGCACCGCCAGAGTCTCAAACTCGGGATTCACCAGCACGGGCGCACCGCCAGCAGGTCCGCGTGCGCCGCGAGGTCCGGCGGGTCCGCGCTCGCCCGGTTCGCCCTTCTCGCCCGGCTCGCCTTGAGGTCCGGGCGGTCCCTGCTCGCCGCGCAGCCCGTCACGACCGTCCGCGCCTGCGGGTCCGGTTTCGCCTTGCGGACCTTGTGGACCCGGGACGCCCTGCGGTCCCTGTGGTCCCTGCTTGATGACGGCGATGGACTTGTGCGCCTCCTGCGTCTCGGCGCGTGCGCTCTCCGCAGCCTTCATCGCGTTCTCGGCGCGCTCTGCTGCGCGCTTGGCGAGCGCAGCGGCAAGGACGGTGTGTGGGATGTGTTCGCTCATTGCTTTGCCTTGAGGATAGTTTCGCTCGCGTCGAGGTCGTACGCCTTGAGGATCGCGTCTACGTCCGCGTCCACTGCGGCGACCGCGCCCTCTAGCGCGTAGCGGATCGTCTCGTCATCGGTCAGGTCGCGCATGTAGCCCTTCTCCACCGCGTCCATGAGGCGTGCGATCTGCACGGCGTCCTCGTCCTGCGCGCTGCGGTCGATCTGCTGCGCGATGTCGAGCGCGGCGCGTGCCGTGCGCGCTGCGATGCGCTTCTCGCTCGCGGCGTCCAGTTCCTCGACCTTGCGAGCCGCCCACCCTGCGCCTGCGCCGTCTGGGTTCGACGGGTCGCCGCCCCACAGCATCCAAGCGATGGCGCCTGCGGACGGGTAGCCGTCCTCTCCGGGCTGCGCGCCCTCGGCGTCGAGGTCCACGCGGTGGCGGCTGAAGTAGGCGTGCATCCGGCGCACAGTCTCGGGGGACAGGTTCGCACGGTTGCCAATGTCGCGTGCGCGGGCGACGCCGACCGCCGTGCCGCCGCGCCCGTATTCGTCGCGGAGCGCCAAGCCACGGTTGGCGAGGTCGGCCATCTCGGAGGTCGGCTGGGTGTCCACGTCCTCGACCGCCTTGTAGCTGTCAGCCTCGGACCATGTCTTGCCCTCGCAGACACTGATAGCGATGGCGATGGCCTGATCTCGTGGATAGCCCTCGCTCATGAGCGTGCGGATGTTCTCGCTCACGCAGTCCTCGCCGCCCGTGACGAGCGGCTTGGTCTGCAGGCGCTTGGACGCCTGTACGGGCTCCGTGACGGCTTCGGCGTCCTCGGGCTCCACAGACGGGGCGGGCAGGCTCGGACGGCTCTGCGCGCCTCCCTGCGCCCCGAACAGCCCGCCGAAGGGCGATGCGCCCATCGGGCTCGCGCCGAGCGGCTGTCCGTTGACGTACAGGCGATCGGCGGACGGGTCGGGCATCGGGTCGTACCCGGCCTCAAGCCTCGCCTCATTGGGCGTCATCCATCCGCCGGCGACGGAGGTCTGCCGCTCGACGAGATCCTGCGTGCGGTCGGCGGGGACCGGGTTGTCGTAGGCGAGGTAGGCGTCGTCCTCCAGACCGAACAGCGGCAGGAGCTTGGCGTTCAGTGTCTCCTCGTCGAGGCGGCAGATCGGGGCGATGGTGCTCTCGCGCCACTGCGCATAGCCCGACTTCGCGCTCGCTAGGTTCGGGTCGGACGCCTTGAGCATCGTGACCGGCACGCCGAACACGGCGGCGATCTCCTCGACGATCTCGTCGCGGCCCGACAGGTCCTTCGTCGGGAAGGAGAGCGGCTTCATCTCCACGTCGCCCGTGACCGCGAAGAACTTGCCAGCCTTCCTCGTTCCCTGCAGCGCCTCGCGGATCTTCGTCTCGAAGCGCTCGAGCTGCTCGCGCCCCGCGCCGCCCTTGACGATCACGGCGTAGTCCGGGCGCGCGTTGTTCTGGAAGAACGAGAGGTCCATCTCGTGGATCGACTCGTTCTGCTGCGCGACGCCCCACGCCGCCTCGAGCTTGCCCATGCCGTAGAGCAGGCTCTTCGGGTTCGGGCGGCGGAAATGGATCACCTCATCGAGCGCGAAGTCCTGCTCTGTCTGCTGATCGACGCCGTAGCGGTAGCCGGCGATCAGCCCATCCACGGACGGGATCACCTTGACATGCTGGCTCGGCATCGTCCACAGCTCGACCGGGATGTCGAGCGCGGAGTCGAAGACGGGATGCAAGTAGGCGTTGCCCGTGAGTTCGAGGAAGAGGATGCGCGTCATCGCCAGCCCGAAGCCGTCGTCCACCGTGTTCGCCTTGCGCAGCACCTCGAGCACGGGGTGCTCGAACGCCACCTCCTCGAAGTCGCCCGCGAGCGCCTTGCGCATCACGAGCCGCGATGGCTGGTTCGCCGTGTCGCCGCACAGGTACGCCTTGCGTGCGCGCGGCACGCGGCGGGTGTCGTAGAGCTTGCGCCCCGGACGAGAACGGACGTAGAGGCGCAGCGGCACGGACGCGACCGCCTGCGCATTGATGCTTGCCGCTGCGTAGATCCACGACGAGTAGGCGCGCACCGCCGAGCCGTACGAGAAGGGCTGCTGCTTCGCCCGCCCGCTGCGGTCGAGCACCGACAGGCTCGACTCAAAGTACTGGTCTGACGTGTCCTGTCGCTTGCGGCGGAAGAGGTCGAGGATGCCCATGAGGTCAGAAGATCCGTATGTCGAGTGTGTTCGAGCGCGCGTACGCCAGATGCCGCACGGCGAGAGCGAGCGCACATACGCCGTCGTCGTGAAGTCCTGCAGGTGCCTCATACCTTACGCCCGTCCGAGTGTGCTCGTAGCCGAACGCCTCCAGCTCGGCGCGCAGCCAGCCGTCCGGGATGCCAATGCGCCCTTGCTGGATCGCGGCGGCGAGCCCTTCCATGAGCTGCTGCTTCGAGGGTGCCGTGAACTTGAAGCCCTCGACGGCGGGCAAGTCGCGCTGCAGATCCTCGACAATGGGGTCGCCCACGCCCGTCGAGTCGATCAGCGCCGGCGTCTCGCCGATCATGCGGACGAGTCGGGTCTTGGTGTCCGACCACTGCCCCTGCCACCGCTCGAGTGCCACAACTGTCCCATCCTCGCCCAGACCGCAGGCAACGGTCCAATCTTGGCTCTTTGCGAGATCCACGCCCCAGACCGCGACCGCGCCCTCGGCGATGGGTCGCACGCACTTGGCGATCGCCTCGATGCCGAACGGATTGCCTCCGTCATCGGATGGCTCGGCGAGGTACAGCTCCTTGAACACGGCGGCGGGCAGGTCGCGCATGGCCGCCTCGACCTCCTCACGCTTGATGACGCCGCCTTCGACCGCATCCCACGCCGTCAGCTTGTGGTAGCCGATGTCGCCCGCCGGCTCGGACTGGGCCCGCTGCGCGAGCCTGTGTACCCAGTTCCGCCGTCCCCGGACGTTGCCGATGATGCGCACGGGCGCGCGCGTGGCGGTCAGCGTCGAGCGCACGGCGTGCCACGACTCCTCGCGCATCCGGGTCGCCTCATCGAGCACGGCGCCGTACACGTCCTCGCCGTAGAGGTTGTCGGGATCGTCGCCCGACTTGAACCAGATCCGCGAGCCCGACGCGAGCTCGACCCACATCTCGGTGTCGTGGCTCTTCCATACGCGCTTGTGCGGGTCCGCCTGCCGTAGCCACGCCTTCATGCGGTCGAACGCGATCCGCGACTGCTGGTACACGGGAGCCACCCACCAATACGAGTGCCCGGCGGTCTTGTCGTTCCACGCGCGCCCGAGCAGCCACACGAGGCACCCGGCGGTCTTTCCTGCCTTGCTGCTCGCCTCAATGACCACGATCCTGCGCGGGTCGTGGATCGCGTCGTACTGCTTCGCGTAGAGCGGCGGCAGGCGCAACTCGACCATCAGTCGCGCCGCTCGAAGGTCACGGGCTTGAGCTCGATCCGCTCGGTCGCCTCGCCAGTCTCAAGCCTCCCGATCTTGTCGAGCAGGGCCAGCGCCTCGATGTCGTCCTTGCGCATCTGCACAAGCAGCTTGATCGACGCGATGCGGTCGCGGTCGTGCGTCGTCGTCCGCATCATCTCGGCGGTCACGCGCAGCGCCTCCGCCCGCACGTCGTCGGGCACCTGCCACCCGCGTCGCAGCGCCGAGGTCAGCATCTGCAGATCCTCGCGCACGCGACCGGGGTCGGCGAACAGCGCACGGTCACCCTTACCCGCAATGGGCTCAATGTCACTCATGCTGTCACGATACGACAGCGCCCACACCGAAGTGCGGGCGCGTGTCGCTTCCGGGGGTTGTCGGTCAGTCCTTCTTCAGCAGCTTGCCGATCGGCAGCACGTTGCCGCCGATGTAGCCGATCACGCCGCAGAGCAGCGCGAACCAGATGGAGCCGAGGAAGGACGAGAAGCTAGCGAGCAGGGTCATGCGTGTCTCCAGTAGCCGCGACCGCGTGCGCCACGAAGCGCATGAGGTCGGCAGTGCGAATCATAGCGGCGACCACCTCGCCGTCGTCAAGCGTCACCTCGATGCTGACGGTTCCCGGCGTGATCGGGTCGGCGTTCATGCGCAGCTGGCGGGCGCGCGTGCCGCAGCGGTCCCACGAGCCCACGGGCCACACAAACTGGAACCACGGGCGCCCGTCATCGATGCCGTCTAGGTCAATCGGTGGTATCTGCGAGTCGTCGGGCGGCACTTGTCCTCTTCTTGCGATCACGGGCTTCTCTCCGGTAGGCGGCGTCGAACATGGGGTCTTGCGCGCGGCGCACCGCGATCCACTCGCGCAAGGTAACGTCGGAGTCGTCGTTGAGCGCCTTGGCGGCGATGTTCGCCTCGCGTCGCTCGGCGGCAGGGATGAGCAGCCCCAGCGCGGCGAGCAGGCGCTTGACGAACGCGCCGAGCCCCGTCATCCAGAGCAGCGCGACCACGCCTACCACGGATAGCGCGATGAGTCCCCATGAGAGCAGGTTCGCCCACCACGGCGTGACGTCCTTGACGCCCGGCAGCGCGCGGACGATCGCCTCGGTGGCGCCGATGATCGCCGTCTGCTCCTTGGCCCCGGCGCGCGCCTCCGTGACGATTCGTCGGTCATTGGACGCGGCGCCATACGTTTCGACACGGGCGAAGCGGTCCTTGCTGCTCTCGGCGTTGGCGCGGATCACGCCTGATGCATCGGCTATCCGCTGCGTGTCGCTGCAGCCGATTGCGCAGATTGCCAGCGTGATCGCGAGCGGGCGGATCATGGCCCGATCTTGACGAACCGCATCGCAAGCGACACGACTGCGCCGATGACGGCAGCGGCGCCAAGGATCTTGTGCTTCATGCCCTCGATGTCGTGGACGCGCGTCTCTAGACGCTGGATCGCGCCCTGCAGCTCGTCCT